CCCGTTCTCTTCTCTGAAGCCAGAACATCAGTGGGAACAGTGAAAAAATCGGGATCAGGATCAGCAGCGCGAAGCCTAGTTCGTCTGTCATGGTGGTCTCCTGTGTCGTTATTGCCGGCCTACAGTGACCGACATAAAGGCGAGAGTAACCGACAACGTGTCGGTATGGCAAACGATAGGCCCGATAGATATTATTCAGTCGTATGGGATCACAGAACAAAACCGGCTTATCTTTGAGCGTAGGTAGCACTTACACCGACGAGCGGGGCCGATTAAGAGAAGCCACAGACAAGCAACAGCGATTTGCCCAAAATCTAATAATCCACGGGATGAAACCGGCTGACGCTGGGAGAGATGCTGGCTACAGTGGAAATGGCTGGTCTGTCGCCATAAAGACCCCCGGCTTTTCCATCTATCTGCGTCAGGAGCGAGAGAGATGCTTCGGTGCTGATCTCGCGCCAAGAGCGATCCAGACCTTGCGTGAAGTGATGGCAGACCAAGACGCACCCGCAGCAGCAAGGGTTACAGCGTCGCGGACTGCGCTCGAACTGGCTGGCGATCTGAAGCGCGCAGCCGATGACCAGACCAGCAGCCGTCGATTGTCTGAACTCTCAGCCGATCAACTGGCAGGGATGCTCGACACAATGAAGGTTGAGCGCGACCGGATCGCGGCGGCTGTCGAGCGCGACCGCCAGGCCATCGATGGCACTGCAACACCTATACCCCCCGACCAATAGCCGGCCAGATCGACGACCAGGTAGCGACCAGGCGGCGACCGAGTGGCGGACGGCGCGGACCGAGGAGCGGTCGGCGCGGACCGAGGAGCGGTCGGCGCGGACCGAGGAGCGGTCGGCGCGGACAGAGAAGGAGCGCGCGCGACCCCGCCCGCCCCCCCGGCCGCAGCCCGCGCGCCAGCCTTTTATTGATTATCCCTGTACGCATAAATTTTTTTATCTTCCCATCTATCGACAAGTTGTAGGTGATTGATTTAACTCGTAAAAAGAATAGAATCGCGCGAATATTCGTTTGCAGAATAACGTGAGGCTTTATGGCGTATACGACACCCACAACTTACACACGCGGATACGACTTCACGACGTATCAAACCTCAAATCCCTCTGACCCCCTTCCAGCCAGCAATGTAGATACCCAATTCGACAATCTGGCGACGGCATATAACAAAACCGTCAACAATCTGATTGAAATTCAACGCTCTGACGGCAAACTCTCTAATGATTCCGTCCATATAGAAGCGTTTGATACGGCTTCAATCGCCTTAATCGGCAATACATTCAACCCAAGGGGAGATTGGGCGGCGGCGACCTCGTATACCGCCAACGATATGGTCGAAACGAATGGCAATGTTTACGTTGCCCTTTCGGCCCATACCTCTGCTGCTGCGTTTACGACAGATTCTGCTGCTGGGAAATGGCTGTTAATCGCCAATTCATCTGTCTCGACTGACGCCGCCACGGTTGAAACTTTCACGGGAACAGGCGCTGTAAGCGCGTTTACTACCTCAGTTACCTATACCAGCGCAAACAACGCCCAGGTGTTCGTAAACGGCGATCTGGTTCGCCCGACCACGGATTACACGCTGTCCGGCACAACGCTGACCTTTACGGCTTCTTACGGCCACCCCCCAGCAGCCGCCGTCATTATTGTTTGGGGTGTTGCCAGTACCGTTGCATCAGTAATCACTGATGCTGCTACCGCGTCTGCAGCTTCAACAGCAGCCACTGCCACGCTGGCCGTGTTCCAGGGGATATTCCACGGCGTTTCCGCGACTGACCCGGCTACGGGGTTGGACGCTGGCGATTTATATTTTAATTCGACCAACAATGTGATGATGGTGTATTCGGGTTCCGCGTGGCAGCGAGTGACCCCGACCACCACAGAGCAGGCCAACATCAACACGGTTTCTGCCAGGGATACAGAGATCGCCTTGTTAGGCACAGCAGCTGCTGTTGCAGACATGGTTATCCTCGGTACAGCTGACGTAGTGGCTGATTTGAACACCCTTGCCACCGCCGACATTGTTTCAGACATGAATACATTGGCGGTTGCCGATGTCATCGCAGACATGAACACATTGGCGACGGCAGACATCGTTTCCGATATGAACACGCTGGCCGTGGCCGATGTTGTCTCGGACATGAATACTCTGGCGGTAGCGGATGTCGTTACAGATATGAACACGCTTGCCACCGCTGCCAACGTGACCGCGATGGATACCTTGGGTACGGCAGCGAATGTCACGAACATGGCGACCAACGCGACCAACATTGCCAACATCAATTCGGTAGCAGCTGACGCGACGGACATTGGTGCTGTTGCCGGGGTAGCGACAGAGATCGGTCGCCTGGGAACGGCAGACGCCGTTGCAGATTTGAATCTTCTTGCAACAGCCGATGCGGTTGCCGACATGAACCTGTTGGCAACCAGTGCAAATGTCACGGCCATGAATCTGCTGGGTACAGCGGATGCTGTTTCCGACATGAATACCCTTGCCACTGCTGATGTCGTTTCAGATATGAACACGCTGGCGACCGCTGCAATTGTTACCGACATGGATTTGCTCGGTACAGCGGGTAACGTCGCTGCGATGGCGTTGCTCGGTACGTCTGACGCTGTTGCAGATATGAATACGCTGGGAACCGCTGATGTGGTGGCTGATCTGAACACGCTCGGCACAGCGGATGTCGTCGCGGATATGAATACCTTGGGTACAGCGGATGTCGTGAGCGACATGAATACTCTCGCTGTCGCAGATGTCATATCCGACATGAACACGTTGGCTGTTGCTGATGTGGTCACTGACATGAACACACTTGGCACTGCTGCCAATGTCACCGCAATGAATACCCTCGGCACTGCCGGGAACGTCACAAATATGGCAACAGTGGCGACCAATATTGTTGACGTTAATAACTTTGCAGATCAGTACACGATTGCTGCGACCGCGCCCGGTTCTCCGACAGAGGGGGATTTGTGGTACGACTCAGCGGCGAACATCCTTAAATACTACACCGGCTCCGTGTGGACAGGCATTGCCCCAGGAATAACCACGGAAGTCGATCCAACCGCAATCGCCATGAGCATTGCTCTAGGCTAGGGTAACAATATGGCTAATACATTTAAGTTAAAAACAGACACAGCGGTTGGTACGACTCTGACTACCGTTTACACCGTACCGGCGTCACCCGCTACGACAACGGTAATTATTGGGGCAGTGCTTTCCAACATTACAGCGGGTCAGGTTAAGGCGAATGTGCAGATAGTCACTGCATCGTCAACAGGTGAAAACGCGGATGATGTGTATCTGGTGAAGTTGCTGCCGATCCCGGCTGGTTCAAGTTTTGAACTCATGGAAGGGAAAGTGGTAATGGAAGCCGGGGATATGTTTAAGGTTGAATCCGACACAGCATCAAGCCTCGATGTTGCACTGAGCATTATGGAGCAAACCTAATGGGTTATAAGGGCCAGGTCGAACTTAAATCGACTGAGGTTAAACGCAAGACAGTCACCGGCTCGACCAGTGCAACGCATACGTTGACCTGGGTAGCACCGAATGAGCAATCGCTGATTGTCACGATCAACGGGGTCAAGCAGCACGACTCTGCGTTTTCAGTTAGCGGTACAACTCTGACCCTGGACGCGGCGCTCGTTTCGACAGACGAGTTAGAAGTAATCGGCATACAGGACGCGGGGAAAACAATCATCCCGGCAGCTGGGTCGGTGATCGATGCTCATCTGTCACCTAGTGCTGCGATTGCAACAAGTAAGATCACTGGACTTGCAACATCAGCGACTACCGATACAACTAATGCAGCAAATATTTCTTCTGGCACATTAGCAACTGCACGTCTTGGGTCTACTATTGATTTATCAGGGGCTACGGTAACGCTACCCGCTGCAAGTGTTACGGCTCATGTAACCAGTTTTGATGACGACGCAATACAAAATAACATTGCCATGCTTGCGTTCAAATTAGCAGCGGGT